TCTTCTGTTCAACAAATCTCCCTATACCAAAACCTATGTGCATCGGGAGAATACTGATCGCGTATCTCCGCTTATTCTTTCTCTGCTTCCAGAGATGATCTCGTACCGATATGGAAGACAGCCACGACCGCGCGCGCAGTGCCTTCTCTGATGGTTTCAGGTTCAACTGTCGCATCAACTTCGAGGTCATGAACGGCGTGTGATATCGACGTCGCAGTTCCATCATGTCGAAAAGTCCGTTCAACCTTGCCCTCCTCTGTGACTCTTCTGCTAGTTCCTGCAGCTGCAGCGGTGTCCTCTCTTCGTATTCGATAGAGACGCGAGGCGTCTCCTGTTGCCCTCTTTTCTTCATGTCTTCACCTCAGAGCCAGTCAAAGTAGATCAGAAGGTACGTCACGAGAATCACGATCAGCCCTCCCGTAAAGATTACACAACCAAGTTCTGCGTCGGTGTAGTCGGTCAATCGCTTCATCCGTTCGTTTCTCCGTTTCCTTGGATGTTACTGACGACCTGCCAATATTCATCGAGAGTCAACTGCGTCAACGAGTCGATGCCTCCCGGTTCAATTCCGAGCATTCCACGCACTGCAGGAAGACGCCCGTCTTTCGGAATGCCAGCGCGGTCGAACAACCGATGAAGATATATGACCTCCTCATCGTTCACCGACTTTTCCTTGCCACGTCTCTCCGGTGGCGGTGCTGGTTCTTCTGTTTCGTCTACGACGTGCACCCGCGAATGCTTGCCTCCATTCGGCGTGATGTCTCCCAGGTCTTCGCTCGGAACCCGGTAGTACCCTGGTTGTGGGAAGTTCTTCTGTGTCGCTTTCCCAGGTTCAAGGTCTTCGTGTTTTTCCATTGCCCTATGAGGCATGTCGAGAGGCGCAGCCGTCTTGACTTGCGGCGCCGGCGTGTCTTGCGGCATCTCCGCGGTCGGGTGTGATGCTTCGGTTGTCGTCTCCGTTGTTCCCTGCCAGGCTTCCATCATCGAGACCAGAACGCCCAGGTTTTCCGGCGATTGGGTTTTCTTGAACCGGTTGATCCCGATGGATGCAGCTGCATCATCAACCACCTTGTCGGGCACGCCTATGCTGGCCGCGTACACGCGCACCTCTCCCAGCGTCTTGCATACCGGGTACTCGTACGTCTCCATAGACGAAGCGATCTTGCCGGATGGTCCGGCCGCGGTCTCGCCCTTGGTTTGCTTCTCTGGTTCCGTCTCGGTCTCGTGTTCCCTGTCCGCAATCTCGTGCAGTTCGTCCGTTGTGAGCATGCCCATAATCACTTCAGGGCAGACCTTTCGGATCAGGAATGCCGCCGACCTGTACGAGTACATCTGTTCGTCCATCTGCTTCCACTTCGAGAACTCGACACCGCCGTCTCTCCGTTTCTTGTCCCGATCCCATCCGAACATTGTGACCATCTCTGAATCAATGGTCGCCGTGTAGCGCTTGCCGTTTATCTTGTGAACTGCGAACGCGGTGCACGATTTGATCTTACCGTTCGGGAATCTCTCGAACACCCAGTCGATGGGGCCCTCGAACGGGGCCCGTGCGTTCGCGAGCGCGATCATGAACTTCGCCTCGAACCCAGGGCGCCCGTGAACAATATACATCGACTGCATCAACATGAATAAGTCGACGCCCAGGCGCTGGGCCAGGTTCATCGCGATCATAATGTTGCCAGGTTTACCTTTGAAGTTGTCAGGCACAAAGTCGCTCTGCGAGTACATCGCGGCGATTCTCTGCATCTGCGCGAACGTGTCGTGATTCATCATCATCGCGAGACCGGAATCGATCTCAACCATATCCAGAATCTTGTGGATCGATTTCTGCCGTCTGCTCTGTTCTGCTACCTCTTCGACTGTGAGAGGTCGCTTGTCCTGCTTCTGTGGCTTCGCTTCGAGTTCTGCCTTCGTGAATAGATCGTTCATGCTGCAATCCCTTCCACTGCCGTCATGGGCAGATTGATTAGTACAGGCGAGATTCGATCCAGCATCAACGCGTTTAGTTTCACATCTTCAATCGCGTGCGCGTCAACTTCGTCCCACTGCCCAGTACGCACGAGTTCGGCGATGGAAGACCCTTCCTTGATCTTTCCCTGCCCCGTCAAAACGCACGACCAGTGCGACTGCTTTCCGGGGAAATAATCCATCAGGTCGACGTGTCTCGAATCGTACTTATGGGTGGGCCATCTCCACTTCAGACTGAGCCCAAGCACGGCCGCGCGCGCATAGAGAAACGGCAGATCGAACAACCTGCCATTGAAGGTCGCAAGCGCGGCCGGCTGCAATCGTGCTGCGAGATTATCCAGGGTCAGGATGAGATGTCTCTCGGCGTCATCGTCTTCGGGTGTTCCGATCTGGCGATGTAGGTACGAGCGCGCGGCGAACTCCCATGGTTCTTCACTGTGCTTGAATCCTGCGCCCACTGCGACAATGCGCCCCGTCAAGGGCGAGAGCGCTGCCTTCTCGATCATGTTCTTTGGTTTCTTTCCCTTCTCGTTCACCAGGCTCTCGTATAGTGCTGGGTGAATCGACTCGTACGTTTCCAGGTCTACAGTAAGAATCATGTGCCCTCCAAAAAGGATCCAGGGCCCGGCTGGTATGACAGCGGGGTTTATCGGCGACGCTGTACCAGGCCCTGGATCCGGTCGTTACAATCGGGTTTTGTGATGTGATGCTGCCATACCAGGGCGTAGCTTGCCACAGCGGTAGGCTGCGTGCAACGTTTTTCAATCTCCCACTCCCAGGTTCGCAAGCTGACTCTCTGCTGCCTGCAGTGCGCCACGAAGCGGAATCCCTGGGTCGGTTTTCACCATCTGTTCGAGGTAGAGAATCATTCTGGCAGCACGGCGCAGGCCGTCTACCAGTGATCCATTGCCGTACGACTTCACCGCATTCGCGAGACCTTCACCCATTCTGATTGAATAGCTGACTTTCATAGAGACCCTCTCGCGTGCCCCTGATGTACTTGATCTTCGACGCCGGGTGTTTCCTTTCGAGTAACCATCTGATCTGTTCACGCGCATCCTCTCTTTTTGCGGCGACTGACTCGATGAAGTAGTAGACGCCCCATTCGTGTCCGTTCTGAATCTTCACCTTGAATCTGTACCGGTATGGTTCTGTCATCTCCTGCCCTCCAATTGTTTTCGGGGGCATGATTGCCCCTGGACAGAGAGAGTCGCAGATCGGTGCTACACTGTCAACGAATATAATCGTATGGAATGACTGGATTGATTACAGATTGAACGTCAATTTGTGGTGCTGTATGTGCTACAGAATGAACCTCAGTCTTCCACGTCTGGGATCCGGCCGGCCGAACCGACACCCACGAACTGCTGACTCATCAGTCCACGATGCCGCAGCCAGTCCATCCATTTCCAGTCACCGCGCGGGTGAACGATTCGTTCTCCACTGTCTGCCAGTTCCACGGCGCCAGAGCGCAAAACACATACCTGCGTCTCGTCGTCCATCTCTGGCACTACCTCGAACCATTCCGAGTACTCTCTCAGGTCTCCCAGTGTTACCATGTGTCACCTCGTTCCGAGACCCACGCCGACGCCGACTGCCGTACCAGCTGCAGCACCGATGCCAAACCACAACCAGGGCGATCGCCACGGGTCTTCTGCTTTTGTTTTATAGCGTTGTACCTCTGCTTCTTTCGCGGCCAAGTCCACTGCGGAAGTTTTCACGAGACTATCAAGCTGTGCCTGGATATTTTGGGCATGTCTTCCGGTCTCGATACAAGTCGCAATCACATCGCGAAAGGTCCGCTTGTCGCAGTTGACAGAATCTGTTCCCACCTTACACGACGATTTTAGAGCCCGCCAGTGCGTCTCGATTCCAGGGGAGGGCTGCACCCTTGACCGACCGCTGCAACCAGCGGCCAGCACGAGCGCGACGAACAGGCAATGGGCTCTATTCATTGCGGCGTACCTTCCGAATCGGGATCCGTATCGGTGTTTTCCAACCACTCATCTAGTTCGCGAATCTCTTCGTCCGCCTGCGCGTCGATGATCTCGGTCCTCTCCCGGTAGTCTCTGACAATGGCCGTGCGTTTCTTTTCCGCTTCGGCCGGCGAGACCACGGGCCCAACCGACTGGCCCGACTGCGGGCACCCTGGCATCAACCGGGAGGGCAGGTACCGGATGTGTCGCCAGAGTGCCCGCAGACCGAACACAGTCAGGAGGACAGACAGGGCCACCCAGGCCCACCGGGGGAGAGTCTTGATCGCTTCGATGAATCGCTTCCACATCACACGGGTTCCCCGCACCACGGGCACTCAGTACCCACCGGCCGGCTGCGTTCGCAACCTGGGCACCTTTCCAGATCCGCCGGTGGTTCGACTGGTCGTCCGCAGATCCCACACGCCCGGCCGATCGGCTGGATCGTCTTGCAGTTCGGACATGTTCGCGTACGCTGTATTTTGATACCCACTGATTGACTCCAGAACATCAACCACCATTTCCGTTGCCGTTCGCTTTGATGGTCGTGATCTTAGTCTTCACATGACCCGTTGTATAGATAGCCGCGAACCCACCACAGGCCGCGGCCCAGATCTCGAACGTCACCATGCCAACAAACATCGCGACGCTGGCAATGATGATCAGCACCACGGCGATCAGAAATTCACGACTCAGGAATTTAGCCCAGTCCACGGCGCACCTCCATGCTACGGCCCCATTCGGCCGGTTGAATATCGCTCGTTGCAGCAAGAAAGTCCAGTACGCCCTCTGCTACCATCTGACCCAGGGCGATGCGACTGATTCTCTCTCTCACGTACATCGCGAAGTCTGGATCACACGCAAAACCTGCTTCGATGAGTGCAGCCGGCGGTGACATCGACTCGGGCCATACCTTCGGTCCGTATCTGTGATCTGGTAGCTTGATCGGTGGTCGTCTGTTCGACCATGGGAACAATTCGGACAACCGAGTCAGAATAGCATCTGCGAGCATCACGCTGCTTTCGTGGTACCTGCTGACCAGAGCCGTATGGCCCATACGCCACCGGCGCGCTGGCATGTGTCCGCAGTACGGGCAAGCTACACCCTTGACCCAGTCACGACCGCACAGGTCACACGGCGCCGGTGGCGGTGAATTGAAGTGCAGTTCTAGGCAAACGTGTTTTTCTTCCAGCTTGCGCAGGGCCCGCACCGTCTCACGCATCACGCGCACCGTGCGTTCCAATGGCCCACTGAATCTCTCGACTCGGATTCCCCTGTTCTTCAGGCGCATGAACAGACCGGTCGCTGCATCTTCGGCAACGTCTCGTTCGCTGATCCCGTTCGGAGTCACGACACCCGGTTCGTCGTTCGGGTCGCTGTGCGCGATACTGTATAGGACAACTGTCAACCTGCCTCCTCATATATATGTGATTGGATCAGCTGTGTATAATCGACGGCGTCACCATCGGCCAGTCCTGTTCCGGTAACTTCGGTACCGTCGATCGTCGTGCGGGTCAAGAACTCGAAGCAAATAGGATACGCCCCGTGCTTGCTGTGGTCGTTCCAGTACTCAGCAGGGATCGGCAGACGTGATTCAATCGTGAACACCCTCTCGCCTGGTTTGTCCGTGATGTCGATGGTCTCTTTCGCATACATCGTGCCTGCAGTCCACGACGGATATGTCGGTGTGATCATCGTGCGAACTTCTACCACCTGGCCCGTGATTGTATCGACCAGGCCGTTCGCGTTCGCGCTTCCGCCCCCGCTGTCGGACAACGCCTCGTTGTCGATGAATGCCCCGTTGATACCGCGAAGATACAAGACGCCAGTCGCTGCACCGTCTCCGGTGTGGTACGTGATGTATGCCGTCGCTCCACTCGATGCGCCTATCAAGATCAAGCCGTCGGTGAAGTTGCCTGCCCTACCGTCATAAGCAAGCATCCCGGTTTTTTCCTGGGTGGGCTTGCGCAGGTCCATCCGAAAGTGAAGCCACTTCGATCCATAAGTAGGAAACAGCAAGCCGCGCGACAGTACTGGGTAAAAATTCCCGTCAAGCGCAGACGTGTCCCACCGGTAATCATTCAACAGAGTTTTGCCACCATCGAACCAGATCTGTTCGAGTACTTGCTTCGCGTGCAACCAGGTATTTGAAACAACGTCGTCTTCCGACATCACATCGCCCAGCTTCGGCGTGTCGTCATGGTACGGACTCGCATTCGCGATGTCATCTGCGGCGAAAACTTCCAGGATCTGCACCGTGTCTATGCGGTAGACTTTTTCCCGTGCGTCGATGCGTAACTCGTACTCGGTCTCTGCGCTACTCAGCCCGGTAACATTGAAGGTGTAGTACCCGTTTGCCGTGACGTCGACCAGGTCGCCGGCGACGTAGACACCGGCCGTTGTATAAATGCGGAACGATAGCTCTGCGGTACCACCGGCGCCCCCGGTGTCGATGATGAGTCCGACCATCCCGTTGATCTCAGTCCACCCCTTCGACTTCCTGATGATGTACTGGCCCAGGCCGCGATAATCACCATCAAAGGATCCGCTGACCGCCTTGACCGGATCGGTCATGCAGTGGTTCATAATATTCGTCTGTGGAAGCCTCCAAGCGCGCACCGCTTTTATGTTATTGTTCAGCACGTAGCACATGGCCGAAGAGTAAGGGAAGTCGTCCTCTCCCAGAACGTTGCTCGCGCCGCTGGTGTCGATGAAGTCAGGCGCGGCCGTGTCTCCCATTTCGTGAATCGAGATCGACCTGATCGTGATCTGCACGGCCGTGTCGCCGGCGGTTACAAACAAGTTCAGGTTCTGATTGCGTTTGAGGTTTGTCCGTGTCACCGGGTCGACCTCGCACTCTACCGATGCCCAGGCCCAGGATACAGACTCGATGCTTTCGGTTACACCACGATGTCGCCCACACTCCAGGTGCAGGTTCAACGTATTCGCACCGTCGGTTTGATAGAAGATCCAAGCCTTGATCCGCTTGGCAGCACCGGTGAGCATGCCCTTCGTGTTGATTGTCCTGATCGTCTTCCCCCAGTTCGCGCCTACGTCAAGCACCATGTCCATTCCAGTGCTATCAGTGGGGAAGTATGACGGGACCACCTGACCGATGCGCCTGTTCTGCATGTAGAGCGCGTTCACCGCGTTCACGAAGTGCTGCGCCTCTCCTGCAGAGTCAACGAATACTTCATTGAACAACTCTGCTGACGGTACAGGTCTATATTCCTGGCAGCCCTGGCTGTCTACTTCTGCCTTGCCAGGCACACCGCCAGCATCAGAGATACTTGTACCCAGAGACATTCCCTGCTCCCAGCACCCGCTTGCTGTCAGCCATAAAAACGCGAGCGCTTTTTTGTGACGTTTGAACGCTGTCATAGTCGGCGAACTCCAAGAAGTATCCTGCAGCCGGAGGTGTGGTGACGTTGCTTGTCAGGTAAATCGTGTTGCCAGAGACAGAGTCTACCTCGTATGTTTCAATCGGAGTCGACAGCTTGTCGTAGACGTCGTCTAGAAACATAACGATGTCACCATCATTGAAAGATGCCGCGTCATTTGTTCCGGGCGGGGAAAAAACGCTTGAATACGTGACGATCCTACTCTTGCCCGCGATAGGATTGTCGGCCGTATAACTCGCAACCATGCATGACGGGCAGCGCCGGCCGAACTTCGCGTCGTGCACTCCGATCTGCCATAGAATGAATTCGACTGTACCTGCTTCCGGGTTCTGGGTCTTGCCTAGAATCTGAAAGTATTCGTCAGTCAGACCTCGAAGAGACGTTCTCATGTTTGGCATGTTCGCCTGGGTGAACAGCACCGGATCACCTATGTTCAGAGTCACAGTGCTATAATCTCCCTTATACGATATTACTGGGCACGGATGCTGTGCGTATCTATCCCATACGATGCCAAGCATACGGCGCAGCAGCATCGGCAAGCGTGGGTCACGATGTCGCGCGCGTCTGATGTTCCGATCTGGCGAATAAAGAGTGGGCATCTCCAGAGTGATGTTTCTTCCCAGGTCTTCGTACCAGTCGCGTACGTTTCCAAAGATCACATCTATCTCTCCTAGATATTCATCTTTGCAAGGGTGTCGATTGTACTTGATTGTCAGCTTGCCGACCGGAGGCTTGCCCGATGTCCAGTCGGGCAGAGGTGTCGCAGGATCGCCGCTGCCGAGAGATTCGAGGGCAGAGACGCCGTTCTGCACGTCTGCCTCATTGTAGGTCATCAGATATCCGAGAGAGATCTGCCCGGCAGTATTCTCGAAGGGAAAGATCTGCAGAGGTTTGAAGATTGCCTCTTGAAAGAACTCTTGCGCTTCCGTCGGTTCATGAATCACGAAGTGGATCTGTGTACCTGCAAAGTACTTGTCTCGAAGGGTCTCGATCCCGGAGACATCAACATAAGATTCATCGAGACCGAGACCCAGGCCGGTAGGCATGGTGTCATACATGCCGTTTGCGCCCACGGTCCCGGTGGACAAAAGCAACTGCAGGAACGCGTCGATCGCATTGTTGCGCGGTCGTATCTCTTTCGTGTATGTCAGCACGTCCGCCGTCTGTCCGCTTCCACTGATCACTTCCCCGGCGACGAACGCGTCTTTCTCGTCGTCCATGAAAGCAACGTACATGTAGCTGTCGACCACGTCGTACATTACAACGGCCGTATTCCCAGACGTGCCGCCTGTTATTGTATCGCCGACATTGAACCCGGCGCCCGAAATATTTTCGTATGTGATCCTGTCATAGCGTACGAACTCAGATCTCGATGAATCATAACAAGCGATCGCTTGCTTGACCTCTGCACCGACATCATGTTCAGTCGTCAGACCTGAGACTTCAGGGTGGAATGCTGGGACATGCCCTCCATTGTGTTCGATGTATCCTTTCGTCCCTTCGGCAATTGTCCAATTGTTTTTCAGGTTCGGAGTGCCGATCAGTTCGCTGAAGAGACCGCGTTGACCGAACCCGGCGAGCGCGCTCATATCCTCTTCGGGGAATGTTCTGTTCTCATAATGCCAATAATCGCGCACGTCGTTTGATGCGGCATCAATGCCCATCTCTCCCAGTACGAGAAGGTTCATCAAGTCGAGATCGTCTGTGTCCTGATGATGTTTCTTGTGGTTGTAGTAAATCAGTTCTTCGTCGACTTTGACGTGCCCGCCGTTCAGCGGAAAGTCGTGGATGTTCTCCACGGCAATGCAGTCGACGGTGAACCCTGCCAGGCTTCCATCTGACATCTTCATTCCGACATGGAACCCGCTGTTCCCGTCAATGTAGAACGATGCGCCGATCGCCCGCGTTTCGTAGTTCACACCGTGACGAATTTCGAAGTACCCACCCCACAGACGGCGTCCGCGGATACGGGTCACTGCAGGATCGGCAAGCAGCTTCCCTGATAGACGGGAGAGAACACCAGAGCACGAGAAGGTGTAGCAGGTAAGATTGTGACTCAGTACATGATCGTTTATGAACCCACCGGTGCACAGGGCCTGTGCTTCCGCACATCCGACTCGGTTCTCATATATCCACACGCGCCGCGTCTTCAGGAATGGTACCTTGTCAACGACTGGTCTCTTGATCAATGCCTTGTTTTCGTCAATTAGATAATGTGACTTTGCCACTGAGCGGAACGCGCCGCGTGTGCATCCGGTGAAGGTAGCAAGAACGATCGCGAACTGGGACGTAGAGTCACATGGTTCTGGAAACGGACTGACCAGGGTCAACAAGTCTTCACTCAGATCCCACTCGTACACCCATCGGGTCTGCCCGATGTTCGTGCCCGCCGTAACTGTAAGCACCGCGCCCTTCCAGGTATCGTCAGCGCCGGCGAGAGTCGTTGTCTTGATGCGCGTGGGCGCCGGCGTAATGCTGTAGGTCGTCGTCGCGTCGTTCGCCGCTGGCATCGGAGAATCAAGAATCAGCACGCCGTAGGAATTGTCTACGTCGTAGTAAGAATTCCGAACCCGACGCGTCTCCCCGTTGTTCGTTCCCGCGGTCACGACCACATAGGCGCCGGCCCAGTACGACCTGCCTTCCGCACCGCCGGCAACCTGACCGATGTTGTCCTCCGCAAGCGCAGCATCCATGATGTGGTATATCGTGCCAGCATCAGCGACAAGACCCGTGCGCTCGTATGTTGCACAGGTATCCGTGTCGCTATCGCTGCCCTTGCCGCTATAGATGATAGTCTCGCGGTCAAGGTAGAAGTACCCGGTGGCCGCGAAACCGTCGGTCGCTTCCACTGGAATCACAACATCGTCGTCCTCAATGGATGCTGTGAGAAAAGTCTTGTTGAACGGTGTATCACTCACCGCCACCATGGCCGTAATCGTGTCGTCTTTATCGAACAATGAGAACGAGTGGGAAGGTATGGAACACTCACCGTTCAATGGATCTGCCGTCTGTCCACCCACTGCAGGGTATCCATTCAACCATGGCCTGATGTGTCGATTGTTCCCACTGTCTGCAGGATTCCACGCATCAAAGACAGCGTCTGCACCTGCTTTTATAGAACCGTAGCGATACCGCAAGCCCTCGATCTCTACCCAGTAGTAGACCAGGTTCGCGCGTCTCGCGTTTGCAATGGCAAAGGTCGTTGTCATGTCGGATCCTTCTGCCAGGTCATTGTCAGCGCGAAGTACGCAGAACCTGCGCTCTCGCGCGCCATGGAAGCGCCGAGTCTTTCGACCGGGTCAATCATCGCGAACGTTCCTTCGCTGGTCTCGTTCTCTACATCGGTATAGTACTGAAACGGCCTGCCTCTTGCTGCCGCGCGCCACCACGTCACAAAGTCTTCATTTGTAGCGCTGTCGTCTGGGTGCCAGTACGCAGCGGCAATCGCTTCCCATCGCATCACGCGATCGTCAAGGGTGTTCGGATTCGTAACCCGTCGAACATATCCTGCGGTGACAATCACAGGCGGCGCCCCCAGCACTACAGGCATGTCTTGACTATCGAATGCAGGGCCGTGCGGCGCGTACCATCCGTACTGATGCTGATTGTCACTCGTGTACGTCTGGGCGCCCGTGTCATCAGCTGCGTCAGAGTATCCCAAAACGGTCCCGACGTGGTCGTCGTCGTTGTCCGATCCGTGTGTACCTGTTTTCCAGAGTAGAGAAAAAGTGACCCCTGAAACGGCGAACACGACTCTGCCCAGGTCCGGGTCATGATCGAGCGAGACAGTCGCAGCTGCCCAGTTTCCAGCTTTTGCACGAATCTGTGCTTGAATGTGGTCGAGTAGATCATGGATGTCGTCATACGTGCCCTCTGTCAATGTAACAACCTGGGCGCCGCCGCCAGCTTCCCAAATATCCAAGTACTTGTTGTTCTCGTCGATGATGATGTTTTGCAGTAGCGCGTGCGTTGCCATTAGAATTTCCTCTGTGTCCGACCAGGCGTCTGTGATGCTTGCCAACCTTCGACGCCGTCGGAAAATACGCGATCGTATTCTGGGCTTGTGTTGATCCAATGGCCGTTGACGTAAACAACGATCTTCTGCCCTGCACCCCGTTCACTGCGTTCAACCGGAGTCGTGGTAGAAGCACCCGCACTGCTCTCGCCTACAGCTGCGCCGCCCCCGCCCCCGCCTCCCTTCGTCGCCGCGTACCCTACGCCATAGGCTGCAGCAAAAGCAGAATACATCGCAGCTGCTTTCAGGTTGCGAATAACATCAGCTTGATCGAAAAACAGCGCAGCCACCCCTGCTTCTAACAGATGGTATGCTGCTTTCATCGCCGCGTTCGCTGCTGCTGCCTTGAACGCCTCGTCGGTCTGACCCTGGGCAATGGCCTGCATGATGTTGATCATCTCCCCGCCTGCAGACCTTACCAGGTTGGCCTGAAATTCGATCTCTTCTCTCCGCGCTTCGGCGCGCTTCCGCGCCTCCTCTTTCTCGATGGCCGTGCGCTTGCGCTCTGCTTCCAGCTTATCCTTTGTCAGTCGCGCCTCGAATTCCTTCTGCGCCGCCGTATGTCTCTGGCCGTTCTGAATAGATCTTTCCATGCTTTGATCGAACAACCTGTTCTGTCTTTCCATCTCGGCGCGTGCAGCGGCCTCCTCTTCTGCGATGCGCTGTTCTCGGCGTCGCCTGCGCTCTGCTTTCTTCCGTACCTCTTCTCTCTCTTGCCGTTGCCTCTCCGCTTCTTTCTCCCGTTCAAGTTGTTCGCCCATCTGAAAGTCTCTGTACTTGCCCTGCTCTGCAACGGCAAAGTCATATTGTTTCTTCGCCTCGTCGCGCAGCGTTTTTGCACGTTCGACCACAGCTTTTAGTGCATTGTATTCTGATACGGAATGTTCCTGGAAGTCGAACGACTTCAGCTGTTTCGTGTACGACTCGAACGCCACGGCATAGACTTCGTGCAGATCCTTTGCTTTCGCCGTTGCCTTGCCGATCGCGTCGTATCCGTCCATCTGATCGCGATTCGCTTCTACGACGCGTTTGATTTCTTCTCTAAGTCCTTTCATCGTCTCGCCGTGAAACTTCATCGTGCGCGCTGCTTTTTCCTCCTCTTCTGATGCACGAGTGAACGCCCAGGCAAGACCTCCAATGACAGCGAGCACACCCATCGCGGCCAGTTCGAGGGCACTGAACCTGCCCACGACATAGGAAAGCGTCCCGGTGTAATAGACGACATTGCCGGCAGCACCGCCCACAGCACCGCCGAAAGCGGTAAGCAGTTGCCTGCCCTTTTCTGTTTTCTCATTGAATTGGCTGAGATTACGCCCGGTCTGCTCGCTGACAAAACCAGACATCTTCTCGCCCGTCTTCTTTGCGGTATCGCCCAGGGAGGAAATGTTGTTCTTTGCAGAGTCGACGCCCTGCTTCGTCTTGTCGTCTGCGGTGAGTTTCGTGATGACTTCGTTGACGACGTCGGACGGTAGCTTAGACACGGCAATACTCCCTATTGATTCGCTTCGTCTCCTGATCGCGGTACATCGCAATGTATGACGCTGCCCACTCCAGTGCATCGAGGTAGGGCGCGGGGAGATCTTGTTGCTCCGTCAATGACAATCGCTCGCCCGCAAGCAAGAAAGATTCGACCAGGGAAGACACATCTTCTCCCACAAAACGAACAGGGCAGACCCGGAAGACAACGGGCCCTCTCTGGTGTGGTCTCTCTGCTTCTGCCTTGCACCCTTTCACCCGCTTCCAATGTTCGTCTCCTCTGCATCTGCTGCAATCAAAGTCTCCGTCTCGTCTGAAGATGTACGCGGCGAGCTGATCTTTTTTTTTGGTTCGAGATGATTGAATCGCTTCACCGCGTCAGCGATCGCGTGGAATATGAACGTGCCGCGGTTCCCACTGTAATCGAGATACACGCCCACGCGCTCGTACAGTTCCAGGCAGTCATCGGAGACGATGTCGTGGTTCTTCCCACCACACCGTTCTGATTGCTTCGTGAACGGGTACGGAAACCCGGTGTGATCCTTGACACCCCAGCGTACCCACTCGCGAGACTCCTCTGCACTGCCTTCGAGTAGTTCCATGGTAAGCGGGTCATCGGGAGACCTTCCCTGCGTGCGCACAATTTCACGATTGCGTAGTTCTGTCACCTTGCGAGATGGCACATATCCGACCGTGATCTTGACTGCATCAGGTTCAGGCGTGTACTTCGCCAGCATCATCTCGGCGTCTTCCAGCTGTTGACGGTAGACTCCGCGAACATCTTCATCACGGGAGGTCTCCAAAATCTCTCTCGCTACCTTCGCGCCATACTCAATAAACAGTTCAATCAGGTCGACCTGTTCAGTAGCGTTGATGTCTGGAATCAGGATCTGCGGTTTCATTGTCTGCCCTTCTGCCCTCTCCGCGCTTATGTCGCGGCGCCAGAGCATACGATCGAGTAAAGCGGGTACTGCACACTGTCTGCATTCTCGCCCGCGTATGTGATCTTTGTTTCGAGACCTGCACCGACGAAGTTGTCGCCGACTGCTTCTCCATACCCAGTCTTCAGCAGCTGCACCGACGGGATGCACAAGCCCCATGCATTCTTTGTGCCTTTGATTGATTGAAGGAACGCGCGGTATGCGGTCGCCGCTGCCAAGTCGGTCCAGAACTGGTTGTCGTGATACGGAGTGATCTTGAACGATGGCGCCTCTTGTCGATGTCTCCAACCGATGCGACCCTGCCCCTGCTGACCGATGAGAGGTACAGCCACCACGCCTGGATTGAACGAGAACGAGTGAACGTCGATCGCGCTCGCGCCCAGGTAGAAGTTGTCTGACTTCCAGGGGAATGGATCCGCGTACCCGTCGGCGTCGACCGCAACATTGTCTTCCGTCACAGACCAGTTGTCGACGATCATCTTGAACGTGGCCCAGGGCAACATTCCCACCTGACATTCATCGAACTCGAAGGTACTGCCACACCCTTGAATCGTGGCCTTGTGCCTGTCCGTCGCGTCGCCGCCGTGGTAGACGTACCCTGCGAGGTAGGTCGCCGCGGTGCCAGGCCCAGGAATGAGAACGTCCACGGCATAAAAGGTATCGGCGTTGACCGGGTTCGTGTCCCAGTTCGGCGCGACCGAAACCGTGGTTGTACCTGCAGCGCTCTGCACTCTGGTTATGTATCTCAGTTGGAGATCAGCGCCGGCGTTCGCACCGACCAGGATGAAGTCACCGACTGCCCAGCCGGGATCATCTGCATCGAGGCAGGTCATCGTTGACGATGTGCCCCCAGTAACCTTTGCTGCACCGCCGGCGAGCGCGTGCTTCGTCATGCCGCAGTACTGCCCTAGTGTGATGATCGGAGATGTGCCTGCAGCTGCCGCGCTGGTCTCGCCACCACGCAGGGGAATCTTGAAAGATGCCTCGCCCTTCTGTGGCCCGACGATCGACAGTTCAGGCCCGACGGCCTCTTGCGAACGCTGAACATCATACGGAAGCATCTCGTAGCCTAGATCGGCCGCGATGTCTTTCGCGTAGAAGGCAGCGGCGCCAGAGATCGCACCGGTCAATGCAGATTGCGTACCGAGCGATAGACCTTTCAGATCGTTTTTGATGTATCGTGCGGCGTGTGCCATGTTATGACCCTCCGTAGTCGGCAGCTGCCGAATAGGTAATTGCGAACTCCATGACTGTCCAGAAATAGGTACCTTCTCGAATCAATCGTGTGCTTGTGTCGAGATGTCTGATCGAGTGCACTCCCGATGGTTTGTTGTCCAAGTGGATGACCTGAGCGACGATCTGTTGCAGGTCCTTGTCACGCCTGTCGCGTGAATCTCGGTAGTCTCCAAGTATGTGCCCGATTGCGATCTGGAAACTACCGTTGCAGACGTTCGTGGTCGTCATGCCTTCGATACTCATCGACGCCGGAATGATTCCATGGATCTGGAACTGTCGATCGAGTTCTGACTCTTCGAGTATGTCTGGATCCTCTGCGTAGTTCGTGTCTTCTATCACTGCGTAGGCACTTTTCTCGTACACGGTTTCCCCGCCGGAAGGATCGAGACCGGCGATCATACTTTCGAGACTCGAACAGATGGCAGCAGGTGTCGTGTTGATCATTGCGTCAATGCGCGAACGTTGTCGCTTGCGCTGCCTCCTCGTCTGCACCGCCGTCGATCAAGTCGTCGTCGCGGTCAAGGGTAATCAGGGTAGGTATGGCATCGTTCGCCGCATCAATGTAGAACTGGCGTTCGTCGGTCTGCAGACGCACACCGGCAAGGGCAATCTCTAGCAATATGTATGCCAGCTGTGCCTGCCTGACCTGTTCGCGAACCAGGATTCTGTGCGGATAGATAGGCTCTCCCTTGTCATCACGTCGTTCGCGAAGATCAGCGTGGAACTTCGCGTGTGCTTGTTCAATCGCTTCCGTCCACGTTGTCCACGATCCTGGTTTCTTCCCCGCCCAGGCCGGGCGCATCGCGTCGATCTCCTGCGTCGTCCACAGTGGGTCATTGAACGGCCAGCGTACCACGTCAAGATAAATGTAATCTTCGCGGGCCAGAGATGACTGCGTCCATTGTATATGGGCCTGGTATCCATAACCAAGCGCCCAGGTCGCGGTCGTTGAAACGTCAAGGTCGTAGTAGTAGACAGCTGTCGAACCCACCTGGGTCATGTTCACCGCTGACTTGACAACCGTACCTTCCGGGTTTTCGATCGTGATTGTTACGTTCGTTTCCGCATCGGCAGAACCGTCGGCACCATCAGCACGAAGACGAGCGTATACCCGGTGCGAACTCGACCCGTACTTGATCCCTTGTATGATGCCCTCGATCATTGTGGTACCTCCTGACTGCCGACTGGCCCATGTTCTCGGGCAACGATGTCGGTAATCGCCCGTAGCGCCCCGTCGACTCGCTGCCCTATACCGTGAATCTCTCCCCTGATGTCTTCCCACCCAGCCCGAATCTCTGCGATGCGCTTGTCTTGCTCTACCTTGTCCAGCCGGTAGGTCTCGCAGAAGTTCTCGAACTGCGCCGTCTGTACGAACTGACCAGGCAATGATTCGATCCACTTGTTGATCGACTTCAGCGACTTTCGTATTTCCTCGAAGGTAGCCCGGCCAGCTTTCAGTTGTTCGTCGCGCTTGTCGTCGTCTCTACTCTTCAAATCGAAGCGGTCGGCGACCATCTTCAGTTTCTCAGAGTGCAGGTCGAACTGCTCATCTGTGCGCTTGACGTGTCGTTTCAGTCCGAAGAAAATCAATGATGCCATGCCGCTGATCAAAAGGGCAATGAACCCACCGATCGAGCTGAGTATTATTATCGTGATGTCACTCACCACTACACCCTATTTGCAACCGGGAATTTTCGCTCCGTCTGCGTCCACGCAACCGGGAGAACAGACGGTCGGGATCCACAGGCGAAACCATTCCTTCGTCTTCGAGTCCTGAACCCAATACGGGTAATGACAGATCACTGCCTGCTCTGTCGGTTCAGGGAAGCACTGCACGAACTTCACTTGCGGGCAGGGCTGGCACACCTTCTCGTTCGGGTATGCGTGCGCGTGGTCGATGGCACAGCCAGAACAGAGTGCGAGGGCGATTGCGAGGGCGATTGCTTTCATGGTTCGAACTCCTCTGGCGCCGGGCAGGTCTCGGCGCATGATGGTGTGATGTCTGATAGGCAGTGCGGGCACTGATCCCAGTGCCCAGCGGTCACTTGACATGGATCGCAGGCTTCGCGAAGACAAGCCTCCACTCCGGTCTCTACTGTTCCAATTGAATACCCAGGCCACAGCAGGTCAGAACATACCAGTTTACACTTGGGAGGCAAGGTGCCACTGGGGAGGTAGCGGACGCGAGTCACCCAGGTACCGCCATCTTCTGGGTCCTCCTCGTCGCAGATTAGAAGGTCGCGCTTCTGGCCAGAAGGCATCGACATGATCTCGTCTACGATTGTTTCTTTGCTGGTAAGACAGATCCATGCTCCTTCATCGGGAAGCAGAACAGCGCCGCCGTCGCAATCCTCGGCAAGCTGTTGGGACGTGGTCTCAGCGGGCAGCCGGGCCGGGCGCAGCGTTTCAACAGCGGTCGCTTCCAGTTCTTCGCCGCCGATGAAGTAGATTCCTCCGGCGGCCAGGAAGAAAGACACAAAAGCCACAGGTCCCAGCTTGTTCATTTCGTGCCCCTTCGGTATGTCTTCAGGCTATTCAGCCAAAGGTCAGCGCCGGTCGCGGATGTCTGCACTACCAAGTACGCAGTGGCAGTCTGTGCAGTCTGTAGCGCGTCACTGCCAGGCGTAGCGTCACAAGTGCCGTTCCAGCACGCAGTGATCGCCCCGGTAAAGTACTTGGTTACTGACCAGGGATAGTCTGTATCTGCATTCCCGGCGGCGGATATAGAACTGCTCCGCGGTGTCCCCGCATAGTCCCACGCGAATCCGTAAAATATATCAGCCGCCGCATCTATTACAATCCTATTTTCAAGCGCAGGGCTGCCAGGTATCAAGAGCATGCTGGGCGTCCCTGCCTCGCCCAGTCAATCGGCGTCCTGGTCGTGCCCGTGATTTCCCAGGTCCCACCTGACGTCAAGGGATTCGCGATCGTATAGACGACATCATTGCATACTGCCGCGCTGTCTGCGTCGTTGCCACAGAATCCGTCGTGTGGTTGCGACGCTACCCGGACCATCGGCGCCGACCAGTAGGTTGTCGTGCCTGAATCTCCGGAGTCGAAAAGATGAACCTTGTACGAAGATGTCGATCCATTCCATGAACCGCTTGCAAAGGTGCCGCCGAACTTCGCCCATGCAGTTGTCCCGACCGTTCCAATCACGAGCGTATCGGCGAGGTAAGAAGTGCAATCGGCTGCGTCGTATTCAAGCACGCGTAGCTGTGACGTGCATGTTCCGCTCGCGCACATCTGATACGCGCTGAGATAGATGTCGCTGCCGATGCCGGTCGTGATGCATGCTGTTCGAATCGAAGCGTACGAAGTCGTTCCCGTCAGAACCGTTTTCGCACTGTATAGACCATTCGCCGCGTAGTCGGTGGAACACGAAATGTCTGCCGACCCGTCGCCGGCCGTTTCTACGCTTCCCCAACCTTGTGGCTCGTTTCCTCCCGTCTGCGTCCAACAGATTCGCGATCTGTAGGCCAGGTTCGTTATGCCACTTGCGCCATACGCGCCGCCTGACCCAGCGGCCGGGCTGCCGATGTACGAGGCATTCGCCGGCTGCGGAACGATGAACGGCTCTGTGCCGCTCGCCGGCGGTGCCATGATCACATCGGGAGGCGCGGCGCTGGTCACCGTGGCCACGTTCCCGGTCGTTGACATGCGCCCCTGCCACTGGGCAAAGGCAAAATCGTGATCGGCTTCGGTCAGGACCACGCCGTCATAGTAGGCGCAATGATGAATCAGTCCGTTGAAAAAGTTTCCGCTTCCTGATCCAATTTCAAAATTCGATGTGTTATCGAATGCTGGGCCATCCATAGAAGAATTTGAGCCTGTCGAAAGATTGTTCACATAGACATTCCCAACGCTAGATCCATCCGCTACGTACTGATAACTTGCCGTTATGAACGCAGGTACAAATTTAGATACAGCCGCCGCCTTTGAAGCATATGAAACATGACCAGCGTCTGTCGTTCCATCATCGCTAACACCAAGACCCACGGTTGTTGTGGACAGGTACAGTTTCCATCCACGTTGACTGCCCAACGCCGTCCATTTTCCGATGATGTCTTGAGATCCACTGACGTCATGGGCGGTCAATGCGCAACGTACAGAAAAACTACCGGACGGTTCGAAGGCGTCCCCCGCTCCGGTGTCTGCCCTGTACCACTCATCATCCACGCCGTTTAGATCGTGCGCGTACCCCTGCGCCCCCGACAGCCCCGCGGGCCACGTCCCATCATTGACCCTCGCCGGCGCCCCCGCTTTCGTCAAAGTATACCCGCCGTCCGAGGTCGTGATGGTGGCACCGCTCGGGTCCTGCGAGAAATCGATCCACATCGTCGCCGCGCCGCCGTGGTTCACGTCGAGATATCCGGAATGCGTGAACGGGAACGAGCGTACAACCAGGGCACTGCGCTCGCGTGCGCCGACGAAGGCAGCGGAGAAAAGCAAGAATAGGATCAGGAGTCGGCGCATGTTATCCTCAGTTGTAATCATATGCTTCGAAGCAAATAAACCCGCCTGCTACCGCGCCGATGACGGCGCACTTTGCGCTTGGATATTCCCTTCCGGGTTTGCATTGTCCATCACCCACGATCGTCGTAAAATTACCGACGGCTGTGGTGACGGTCGGGTTTGCTGCACAGTAGACGTACGCAGTTCCGCCGTTCGCGCATAGCCAATATCCATCATTGCCCGGCATGGTAAACTGTACGCTGCCTCCCGTGATAGCGACACAGTTCGCCGTGTCGCTATCGTCGAAAACAGGGTTGACCGTCTGCGCGTAGATCGGATTGCCCTCTGCGTTCGCGCTGGCGTCGTCGCTGATCTTCACAGCAGTCAACGTCTGTGCTGCTATGTCGACGCCCGCGTCGCCGCTGTTATTCCAGCCAGCAATCGTGGCCAGGTTCGCGTCGTCCGTTGCGATGGTGACGCGCTGGGTAGCGTTACCGATATTCCCCGCCCCTGTATCCACCGGCTGCCCTCCGACTCGATGCAGGTTGATGTTCGGCGTCGCGATCGACGTCGCCGTTGCGATCGACGTGCGAACATGCTGGCCACTGCTCACAGCCACCGGGTCGAAAACAATTTCTGCGAGGGCGTCGTCTTCACCGTCGAAAACTACGCCGATGCCGACGTGCGTGATTGCAGCCGTATTGTGCCCGTTGCCGGTTATCGAGTAGGGCTGGCATAGCTGAAAGACGGCGCTATTCCAACCGGCGACGAGGTCGTCATCTTGCACGCGCCATTCTGCGTAATTCGTCGTATCAGTACCGATCCGCAGAAAAGCATAGTCGACGTCTGTCAATGACGAGATGTAGATCGACGTGCCGAGGATTCCGCCACATCCTAAGTACTTCGAGATGTCCGTGCTTGAAATCGTGCGATATGCGCCCGCCGTGGTTGTTCCCGCCGCCCCGTCGACTTTGTCGAAAGATAGGCCGAGCGTTCCCTGCACATGGTTCGTGCTGGTATCTAGGTTGTCCGTATCGTTCCCGTATGCGGTCCATCCGGTGGCGCTGTCGCAGGCGTCAAGGATTGCCAGTTCAAACGGCATGACTTCGGCGCGTCCGTACTGGTCGACGTGCTGCCCGTATTCACCGCCGGCCCCGTCGCGGAGATTGAAGTACTGGCATCGGTTCGCGCTTATTCTCCCAGCGCCCGCGTCGCCCTCGTTCACGCTGTCAGGGGAAACATCGTCGAAGGTATATCCAACCACGGCGATCTTTGACGTGCCCGGAGTAAAGGCAGCGTCGTCTACCTTGACAATGTCGTCGATGTACTGAACTGCCGTCATGATCGCAGAAAGGATTGCCCGTGTTATCGGTTCCAGCGAAGCGACGACGGGAGTGGTATAACTGACGCCAACATTGTCCCACAGGATTCCAGCGAGCGCGTCAGTTTCTGCGTCGAATCCGACGCCCAGAACGATGTAGGCCAGGGCGTCGCTGTCGAGACCTGCGCCAGTGACAGACGTCGGCCTGTTTAGCGGAACGCGAAACTGGTTCCAGCCAACTGCCATCTCGGAATCGGCAAGCCTGTATTCGTTGTACGCCGCAGAACTCGTTCCGATCCTGATGAAGGCATAGGCCACATTCGTCAATGCAGAAACGTAGACTGAACCAACAAGAAGGCCGTTATTCTGAACGACGTCTGTGATGTTCACGCTGTATGGTCGATCTGGCCAGCGTGCATTCTCGTCTGCCGATAGCGTAGCGTAGACAGCGCCCAGCGTCGTGTTCGCGGTTCCGTTGACCTTTGCGTACGAGAGAGAGTAGGTCCCTTCTACATGGTTCGTCCCTACGGCGATCGTGGTCGTGTCGTTGCTGAGGGCAGTCCATCCGGTCGCTGTCTCGCAGTCGCCGAGGTAGAACAGCATGACATTCCCGGGGAGTGCCTTCCCATGAATGTCGGTTCTCAGTTCGGTTGATTTACCGGTCATTGAACGGCCGTTGACTCCTGCACCGGTGGCCGTCCGTGCAGAGAGTAACAGGCCCAGCACGGCCAGGGCGATGATGATCCGCTTCATTTGTCTGCCTCCACGAATTCGAGTTTCAGCGGCCTGAACGTGGCCGTGCTGGTCAAGTATTCTCTGATCACTTCGTCGCTGACCTTGCCTCGCATGTTCTGCATTTTTTCCGCGTTCACCTGTCTGATCCAGGCTTCGAGTACAGCAGGATCCTGTGAATTCCACCATCGCACGAACAGGTCTGCACCCGGTTCTGTTCTTCCGGTGTCGGTCAGTTCTACCTGGTATGAACAATCAAGACCTGGGCAGTTCCAGACGACCTGCTGCTGCCTGATCCTGTCCTGCTCCGTCTGATCTAGAGTCGCCCACCACGCCTCGAATGAAGCCTGTGCTCTGCTTTTGCGTTCTAGATTGCAGCCGGCGGCGAGAGCCAGAACGACGACGACGATCAAGGTTCTGTTCATTGTGACCTCAGATGAAGCACTGGCCCGGTCCTGTGGTTGCGCCTGTTACCAGGCCGGGCCAGTGCCCCATTGAACGATATGCCGTACAATTGGAATATTTTGAAGCCTCCAAAATACCCTTGTATTTCTACAAGTTATCGCCGCCCAACCACTTGCGGCTATATTCTAGCTGTACGCCAAAGACGCTACAATCGGCGATCGTCGTCACATCGACGTACAGCTTGAATACAAGCACACCATCGCCGGGTACGTCGGTAAGAGTCGACGCGGCGATGTACGACCAGGTCGACCACTGCAAAACATTAGCGCCGAGATCGGCCTGCGCGGCGCCGTCGGTTCCCATGGCCGTGGAACCAACAGCGATTGCATCGGTTCCGACGGTCAGCGGAATATACTTGAAATAGAAGCGCGCGGTGCCCGTGGCAGCTGCTTCGCTGTTCGACCACAACACGCGCAATCCAATCTGCTGCGCGAGATCGATGTCGTGCGGAATCGGGATCATAAACCCAACCGAATCGTTGTCACTGTCGAACGTGAACCCGTTCACTTCGCTGGAATTGATCTCCAACAGCGAGACCGAACCAGTACCCACGGATCGGACGACGGATGTGGTAGTGATGCCTCCGTCGTTCGTGGTATTCACGTCGATGTTAGCCTGATGCAACGGGATCCAGATCCGCGGCTTATCGAAAACGAAGTTCTGGGAGAACGGCGAGGCGTGCTTGAACTGCGCGGCACTCGACGTGGAATTCGCACCCGTGGGAATGTGCGCGGCCATGATGGGCATGCAGATCATGCAAGCCACGGCCACGGTGCCCAGGGCGAAGATCAGCTTGTGAAGTCGCTTCATTGTTTCTTTCCTCTCTCCGGTGTCTACCGGTTTTTGCAGTACAGGTTCAGGCGACCGATCTTTTCCCAGCGCTTCGCGCTGAAATCGTAGTTGTGCACGTTGTTCTGGGTCGCCCACCGATCCAGTTCCGAGTCGGGGAACATGTTGAAATTCGGTGCTGGTTCATTGGGCGGGCGATACCAGTCGGGCGGAATGTTTCTTTCGGCCGCGTCTTTCAGTTCCTCTTCGGTCATGAATCCCTGACCTACGATTTCTTTTCCTTCGTACAGCAGAGCGCCTGCCTTCGGGCCAGGGGCGTTGACAGGCTTCGGTTTCTTGTGCGTCAACACGAGGTAGGCAATGACGTTGCGATCGTTGATTCGACGTGCCCCGTGAATCTTCAGGGTCTGACCTGAACCCTTCGGGTACTCGATGCGAGCGTATTCTGCCATCGGGATCGGAGCGTTCGCCGGGAACAGCTTCGGGTCGTCGTAGTAGACAGGGCCTGCAGCGGTCTCGACTCTCCGACGATGCCAGAACAGAACACCTTCGGGGAGAGGCGCTGCCTTCTTTTCGTAGGCCACCGGTGCTTCATTCTCGAACTTCTCTTCTGCTTCGTCTTCCTGCCTCTTGTAGCGTACCATCATCGATCCTCCTGACCACCTTGATCGCTAGAACGATCAGGTGGAGTAGTTTACGCTCAGACCCCAGCAATGGGTGTACGCGTTCGCCCATTCGCAGGTGTACTCTCCGACGACCATGACCTTGTCGCGGTCTCCGTCTTTACCCAGTTGCTCGGGATGGAAGACACGCGAGGCGTCTTTCGGTCCGACTCCGGTGTTCTCGACCGTGACCATCAGGGCGAGTTTCTGCATGATGTCGGTGCTGATGATGTCCAGCACGTCGTTGCCGACTCGAATCGCGCGAACATGCGAACCGAAGATTGCCTGTGCCAGTTCGGAAGCAGATACTTGACCGTAGGCCATGATCCACTGGTCGGCGATGTGCCCCTGGTAGTCGGAGATGAACAGCGCGCGCGGACTTCCGCCCTTGCGCTTGCACATGCGGTACATCTTCTGAATATCCGGGTACGTGAGATCGGCAGAACTGAAGTTCACGTAGTTCGAACCTGCGATCCGTTCATACGCCCCGTCCATTCGGCCGGCCGTGGTTTCTCCACTCGCGGCCTGGTAATCTGAGAACAAGTACCTGGTCTGCAGCTGTTGCAGCATGCCGTCCATGCATTCGCTGGTGTACTGGATCATCTTGTCTTGATTGCCTTCGGCATACTGCTGCATGTAGCGTGCGGAACCGGACACCTGCACGGTGTCGATGAACACGTCCGTCGACGTGGTCACTTCGGTCGCCTGCGAGATGGCTCCGGCCGTGGGCGCGGCGCTGTTCTCTACATAGGACGTCCCGAACAGCAGGGCGACGTCGCCGTCTGCGTGCGCGGCGTCGGCACCGGTGAAAGTCGACCGGGTGCAGACAAAGGTCAGGTAGTCGTCGGAACTGACCAGCGTGATCACTTCATCGTTCAGAACGGCCAGGTCGCCGGGCCGGAACACCTTCTCGGCGAACGTCACCGAGACAGCAGCTGCTGCAAGCGCACCGTTCAGAGTCGTTCGACCTGGCATGTAGGTTTTTTCTTTGTACTTGTATGCCTTCTGCCCGAACGGAACCATGCCGTCGTCGGTGTGCAGATTGCGCAAGCTGGGCGAGAGGTATCCCAGTACTGGGACGTCTGCTCTCTTCGCCATGAATACAGAGTTCGAGTACGCGGTATGCAGTCCGACCAGCTTGTCGGAAGTCATGCCGTCTCGTTCGTAGGTCGTCACAATTCCACTCCTCTCTGTTGTTTACTCCAGACCCAGACGTATGCGCTCGATCTTCGCGTACTTGATCGCAAGCTGGGTTCCGTTCAGAATTCCCTGCTTTCGACCGTCCGTGATCTCTTTCTCAATGACTGCGATGCGCTGTTCTGGTGACAGACCAGCACCGCGCGCATGACCACCTGCTGCGCCGGGAGTGTTGTCTACGTCTCCCCACAGTGCGGGGAACTTCGTTTTTTCTTCGTCTTCCCACTTAGCGAAGTCGAATCCCTTCTGTGACATTGCGTCTTTCAACCTGGGCTCTACGAAAGGGCGATACTCTTCGGACACGTTTTTCAAGAGAAGCATTCGACTCGCTCGGGCCGAATTCTCTTGCTCTGCGGCAAGGGCAAGTTCTGCCTTCTCTGCGCGTTCGATCGCCGCCTGTTCTTTCGTCAGCGACTCTTGCCGGCGTTTCTCTTCTGCTGCTTCGAGGGTAGACAGTTTCTTTTTGATGTCTTCGTAGTCTCCCTGATTCTTGACCTTGTCGAGTAGTTTCTTGATCTTCGTGTTCCTGTCTTTCAGCTTCGAGACCAGGGTCTCGTTCGATGCTTTCAAGAGTTCAGCTTCGGCAAGGTCAGCGCCGTCGTCGTCGCCCTTCCCCTGGGTACCATCGTCTCCGGCACCTGCAGAACCTGCACCATCTTCGCCCTGGGTACCGTCGTCGGTGTGAAACGCAATCAACCCTAAGCGGGTCTCGAAGCGGAACAGGTCTCGCCCTTCGCTTCGGTGCGAACCGTCTCGCAGTTCGTATTTCGACATTCTTTCCTCTCCTGTCTGTGGCGTCTCGCGCCGTGAAACAAAAAAAGCCCCGTCATCGGTCTCGCCGATGCACGGGGCCCTGGTTCTTCCATGGTGCCCTAATATGTCAGGTTACAGTTCTTCCGGTTTCTTCGTCTCCCTGCGCTCTACCATAAAGGGCTCTCCTGCACGGAAGCGAACGTAGTACTCTCCATACCAGCCCTCTCTGCTCTTTCGCTGTAGGTCTCGCAGTATGTGTTCGAGTCGTGCCCTTGCATTGTCTGCCTTCTGCTTTTGTTGGGTCAATTGTGGCACCGCGTTCTACTCCATGTCAAGACGCTACGTCTTCAGCGCTTTCTTGAATGCTCGTGTAACAATCTCGTACGTCTTCCAGCTGAACCCGACGAACGGCCTCTTGCGATGGCACATCCACGCAACGAACGCGCTCGGGATCTTGTCTCCCTTGTTCATTCTCACGACCAGGGCGTCGTTGCTCATTCCCTTCCGTCGCCGCCTGGGACTGCTGAATCTCGCCTGGGATTGCATACCTTCAAATGAAATGATCGACTGCCTGAACCCCTTGCCTTTCCGATACCGAACGCGCTGATGCCTCCACATCTGCCCGGTGAGACGCAGCCAGTAGTTCGACTGCATGCGGCCAGCGCGCGATTTCTTATCAGCGTACGAACCGCGCTTCGTCGCAGGTGGGTCGTACGGTGCGAAGGGCTTGCCGTGGATGTCGAGACCTTTGTTCACCAGGTCGCGCTGTCTCTCCATGTAGGCGCCAGTCGCCGCACGTATCGCCCGATCCAGCTGCGCCGGCGAGTACAGGTCGAACTTCTGTAAACCTGAAAGGTCTACGCTGATTTTGATCTTCAGCAATACGCACTCCACACGTCCCAGAACACAACTTGTTCTGTGTAGATCTTCTCTCTGTGGCTTCTTTTTTCCTGCAGCACGAACCATTCCGGGTCAACGACACCAGGTTCAGGGCCCTCCGGTGAATCTTCTGGGTACGGGTCAAACAGGGATCCGGGTTCTTCGTTCATTTCTTTTTCACCTCGCGCGAAGCACCCGGCGCAATGGGGCCCTCGCGATACTTCCCCCATTGTTCTTCCATGGGCAGGGGAACAAGTTCATGCCTGCAACCGTACCCACCCAGCGACATCGACGGCGGCGCCGGGTGCTTGCGTCCGTACTGGTCAGCGTATGAATCAAGGATCGCAGTCGTGACCCTCGTGCCTACGAAGTGCGCGCAAAAGTCACGGTTCCGGTCGTCGCGGGCGCCAGCGTACAGCCACCACTCGACACCTGTGATTGTACCGTCTGCGTCTCGCGCCTCGAAGTGCTCGACCCGTGTCGACGTGTGGAAGCTGGAAACCACGTCAAGCGACTTCGTGATTGCCTGGGTCTCTGTGAGTTTCAGCTGCGTCTGCAGTTGTCCGACCAGATCCATCCATTCCACGTTTCCGGTCAGAGACCTACGCAGCATGAATTCCAGCTGCCTTGACACCGCGGCCTCTTCGCCGATGACCACGCGCTGGGCGTCCATCATCATTGCCTTGATAGTCTCGCCGGTGAGTGCAGAGAACTTCGTTGCACCTTTCAGTTCCTGTGCTTCTTTCAGGATCGCTTTTGTCAATCCACGCAGTTCCTTCGTCTGCGTCTTTATGACGTCGCCGAATCCGAGTTCACGGGCAGTCGCTTGCAGTTCATTCAAGACGCTGTTGATGTGGTGGACATTGAAGCGGTCGCGAACGAGTAGCTTACCGTCACGGTTCAGCTTGGCAAGAGCGCGTTCGAGATATACGCGGAGACGCCTGAACGCGTCTCCATACTCTCTCTCCAATTTGCGCACTGCCGATTCTACAGCAGGGTTCGTGTAGGGCGACCGTGTCAATCTCTCTCCACCGGCGCAGTCTCTATCGACCACACCGCTTCTTGTAGAACTCGGTCAATCCTGCGTCGACGATTTCACAGGGAACAACTTCATCGTCGATCTGAACGGTCGCTTTTTTTGCGTTCGTGATTTTGTCGGTCAATACGATCGTTGTTCCGTCTGCAAGAGCACCCCAGAGCCCTGTCATGTCAACGCGTTCTACCTCGTCTTCCGAATCGTGATCTTTTTCTTTTTCTTCCCGCAAGCCACTGGGCGCCTCCTCTCCGTCGATTGTGACCCACGACATGATGAAGCCTATCGTAGCGATCGGCAAGGTCAACAGTTTCCAAATTAGGCGAATCATTACCTCTCCTGCAGGTATGCTGGGAACACACCCAGTTGTCTATTCTGTGCCGATGACAACACACGCGCTGCAGCCGTAGCTGTTTCCCTGGTCGGCCAGCATGGAGTCGGTTGACCCAGGCCGTTCTGCCGCAAGTCGAGAGTCACCGACACGCCTGGCGTGGTGCCGATCATGAATACGCGCACCCGGTTGATCTTCTGCACCTTGTCTTCAGACATTGTTCCACCTTCCCTTCCGCTGCTTACCAGTCGGGCCATGGCACACCAAGTGCATTGAATTGTAGTACAGATCCTGCACCTTGAACTGGTATCCACGCAGCGGCCAGATCTGCCCGATACGGAAATACCCGTACCAGTCGCGCTCGCTCTCGTTCGTGCAGACGGGATTGCCAAGCACAAGCAGGTCGTCGTGTTTCTCTCTTACAACGAAGCGGACCGGGCCCACCTGCAGGCCCTGGTCTATTTGAAACTTTGCCACCCACGGGCCCACACGCGCACGCAGGCGCGCCCGGTTGCGCGTGTTGTGGTCGAACACCTCTTGCATCTTCTCACGGTCGAAACCATGAATTCGCGCTGGCAGTCCGTCCGGCCCTAGTATGGTGCTGGTCTTCATTCATTGCCCTCCGTTGTCTGTTTTTCCTCTTCGATCTGTTCCCCTGGTTTCTTTGGCGTCGGTAGGTTCTTCGTGGTGGGTGGTTGGCCAGACGCCGCGGCACTCGCTTCGACAGCTCTCACCTTGCCGAGTAGTTCGGCGATCCACAAATTGAACTCGATGTTCTCTTTCACGATCGCTTCTGCCTGCTGCCTGCTCTCGTTCGGGTAGAGTGCCATGCGCAGGTCTACGGCAGTAGCTGCGCCTACTTCGATCGCCTTGACGATCTGGTACACGTTCGCCACGATTTTGTCCGCGCCTGCCTCGTCTACGCCGCCTGCTTCCGCTTTCTTTTCTGGTACGTCTGGCGCTTCTGCCTTCGGTTCCACGTCTTCCGCGTCCGGTTCTGGTTTTTCCGGTTCATCCGGGTACCTGGTCAGCATCTTCAACACTTCCTTGTTCCGTTCAAGGTTTGCGTCTACGATGGCACGCGCTTCGTCTTTTGTCACGCCGTGCACCTCTGCTGCCCAATCGTCGACGGAGTAGACGCCCGTCTCGATGCCAGGTTGATACTTTGCCGAGATCATGCCGTGGTCAGTCGGTCCGCTATCCATGACGCCGGCGTCCCATACCGGGTAAAGATTTTCTGGTATCTTGACCCAACCAGCACCACGCACCGCCGGCGCTCGTGCGTTCCAGATCGAGATCATGACGTTCAACAATCGGCGTACGTGTGGCCTCATGATGACGACTCGCTGATTCCGATACTTGATCAGTTCTTCCTGTTCGATCTGCATCGCGATGCCTGGTTGTGGCAGAGAACCTCTGATGTTCAGTAGGCGTGGAGTCAGTCCCTGCATCAGAGCCTGGTACTGAACTAGCAATTCCATTAGGTCGGTGAACTGCGAAAGCTGACCATCAGGTCGCACGAACGAGAACTTGACTCCCGGTGGCACCTTGATTGCAGCATTCGGTTTCGAGAGAATCACTGCCTTCAATTCTGCAAGCGCTGTCGATCCCACCTGCCCTGCAGGAAGTTCGAACACGGGAGACACAGCCATCTGCCATATTGCATTATGTGTAAGATAAGTCATCATCAGATTTAGCAACCGATTGAAGTGAACCAGCTGGTCGCCGCCCTTCTGATAGACTTCGCCCTTTTTAGAAGCGAACCACACGAAGGGCATCAGCGGCTTTTTTGTGTATCGGTCGACGTACGGATTCACATCTTTATCGTTCACATGGATCGGGCCGTTCTTTGAACTCACGTAATGCAGGTTCGGAGAGAAGATCAGTCGACCGTCAATGTCTCGTTCTGTCGTCTGCTTCGGGTCTCGCGTCGCCCATACCTCGTAGCGCGGTTCGGAATTGAAACCATCGACTCCTGTCTGTTCGAAGAGAACACCATACGCCGTGTATGGATCCCACCATCGATCGGGGTTTATTGCTACATGACAGACAGCGCCGTTATAGGGACTGATCTCCAGGTGGTCGACGTCCCACCACACCTTCGCGGCACATCCGTTGCAGATGTCTTCTGTGGTGTCTATTTCGAACAGACTGGTCACGATCTGCGACTCTTCGATCATGTCCTTGAACGAGCGCGCGATGGGCGAGTCTTTCGGCACCTCTTCGCCCTTCGCGTTCGCGAGGTAGAAACGCATGCCCTTCCCTCGGAAGGTCTGCGCTCGCTTTCTCGTGATCAAGCTGACAACAGAATACTCCATCAACTTGTATTTCATATCGTCGTACGAGAGGGCGAACTCCTCTTTCAGAAAATCCTTTCCGTCTTTCTCCATGTCTTCGTTCAGATAGTTCACGCGCCTGGGTATTTCCTTCATGTACCCGGCCTCCCGATAGAGACCCGCCCGTTCAAGCAACCAATCGCGCTGATCGTTTTCTTTCCCCACAAGCCAGTTCACAACGGAATCGAACATGGTGCCTCCTCAGGCAGCGGACCACGCCTCAATCGAGAGACGGTCCTCCGGGTAATAGAAGCGGACATGATAGCGCACGGTGTCCATTGAATGCGAGAACATGTCGTCGTGGTAAGGTTCGTCTGGCATCTTTCCGTGCTTGCCCTCTTCGTATGCGTACCCTTCCAGCGACTTCAGAACCGATCGAGATGCGTTCTCGTCTGGGTCTCCTGTTCCCATAGTAGGGTCTGGATTATGCAACAGGTAATCGCTGAAGAAAAGAAACGGATGCCCTTCCATCGGGTCGAGTGCAAGCTGTACGTGCTGCACTCCGATGCGAATACGCTCGCCGTGCAGAAACAGCACAGGAACATCGAGATACTTTTGCAGCTGGATAATCTCCGACTCTCCTGATGTCGCCTCGCGCTTCTTTCCGGCCGGGTCGCACACGATCTCCGAAAACACCCATGGTCCCATCTTGTCCTGCCTGGGTCGCTTGCGTATACCGCGAGACAGTCTTTTGATGGTGACTGCCCTGAACTGGCCGTCGGGATAAACTTCATCGACGACGATCGAGACCTCGCGTTTCGTGACCCAACCACCTGGCATGATGGCGCCCTTCGGCACGCGCTGTATCCAGAGCACATGAGGGCGTCTGGGACTGAAATCGACGGCCAGGTTTAAGACGGGTTTTGCTACGTCTCCATTAGCGAGGCGCACCATGTCCGTATGTTTCCACGGTATGATGTGCGTGGTTGGATCGTACTCGGCGTACACCACGCCACCGGTGGGAACGAACTTCCCGTTGATGTACGCGTCTTGCAGTCTTCTTGGGCACGAGGCATACAGGCCCTCTATGAATTCCGGTGTGTTCGCGAGATTGTCTGTAGTCTTCGCGTGTATGATTCTGCGCTGTGAATCGTCTCTGCCCTCGAAGGTGTCAGACAACCATCCCATTTTGGGAGTGCCGACGAATCCGACGCGTTGATGACCTGCCTTCGGATCGTTGACACGGGCGTTCGCACGCACAAACAGATCGCCCTTCATCAGACCAGCTTCGTCGCCGAGCAACCAAGCAAGTTCGTACTGTTCGAGTTTCCGTAGGTCATGACCAGAGAGGTACAGTACGCTGATCCCATTGCGAAGGAACAGCGTGTTGTCTCTCTTCGACTCGCCTATGATGTATGGCTTGAACGCGGGTATAAACTTGTCTCTCATGAAGTCGCGCATCAGTGCATAGGTGGGTTCTATTATGGCGCCCTTGCAGCCGGGATTCAGGAACATCGACACCCAACAAAATCCCAGGGCGCCATAGCTCTTTCCTGCCCTCCACCCTCCCGCCATGTAAGTATTGCGAGCGCGCGATGCACTAAACCGTTTCTGATGTGGGTAGAATGTCGCTCTCTCTGTCGGGTTCTTTGGATTGCGCGGGTAGAATCTGATCATCGTGTCGTTCCCACTCCGCGATCAGGTCAAGACCTTCCCGTACAAATAGAACGCCCTGGCCCGTATCGATCTCGGCGATGAACCTTTCATCTCTCCCGTCTTCGTCTTCGAGATGCAGTGACTGAACGTCTTTCTCGTTCTCGGCGAGTAGCTTGACCAGGCGCCGGCGTCGGTTCTGGATCCTGCTGAGACGCTCGTGATACCTATCGCCGGCCGCACCGGTTCGCCAGTCTTTCCTTTGACCGTCAAGCGAAGCGAAGTCTTCCGCAAGCTGGGACTCGGCAGCGTCACACCAGGCAATCTCTTCTCGAACTCTGTCGATGAGCGTCTCGCGTAGAGATTCCTTTGCAATGACAGCTTCGGCGTGCTCCATAAGCAGCCGCATGCTGGGACGATAACCGGCGAACAGTTCGCGCCTGGATAGACCATGATCGAGTCGGTTCGTCGTTCCCTTCGGTGCACCTGCACCTGGTCGTGCGCCTCCACGCCCATGCTTTGATTTTGAAACAGTCCTGCCCTCTCGAAGTGCGATTGAGGGCTTTTGGTATGGCCGTCTGTCATCTGTTGCAGTGGTCAAGCTGTTGTCCAGTCTCGCTGGGTTCAGGCGTCTCGCGCCGTTGCATGCAGACATGATCTCAAGAATTGTTGAATGTTGTCAAGAGAGCGTAGGCAGAAGGGCGAGTATGGGTCTCGTTACTTGGAACGCCCCTGATACTCGATGCGCGTGATCTTCAGCGCAGGGTCAACCAGTATTTCGATCATGTCCTCGGCGGCGCGCCTGTTCCCCGCTTCGCTTTCGACGATGTACGTGATGTACGCGCTTTGGCTTGCCTCGTACACGACGACCTTGAATCTGTATCGTCTCGTGTCCATGACTTCACCTATCACGGTCAACCGTTCTGAAGACCACGGCAGCGGTTTTTCTGTCCTGCTTCTTGCGTGTAAGAAAATTCCGCGCCAAGTGGATGCAGGTCACACGGGCAAGCGGTGACATACTCTCGACCTTGTCGACCAGGGCGAGATCGCAGACGATGCGTACGTACCGCATGAGTGCGTTCGGGTCTTTGATCACGTCGTAGCCATTGATGACGTCACAGAGAAGCAGCGCCTCGTCAGCAGTAAAAACGCCTGTTACCTCTTCGATGCCTATCGCAAGCAGTTCAAGTAACATATCCAGATCTTCGCGCACCTGGGCAGACGTCGGGTTTCCGTAGCGCTCTAGCCAGTTCAGGTGCCTTGCGTGTAGAACGATGCTTGTGTTCTTCATGGTCTTCACTCCTTTCAGTCGGCCATGCCTGCGCCGCGGCCGCGACCGCGACCCATGCCCAGGGCGTTCTGCGCGATGAAGCGCGCTGGGAAGTCGATGACGACGGGGGCGTGGGAATGGTGCAGCAGGAGTCGCGAGGTATGGTGAAATTCGTGGTTGCTGATGACGGCGTGCCCGATGTACGGTTGCACGAACATCATGGTAGTCAACCCAGTCCCATCGTACTGCTTCAATGTACATACTGCGTAGACGTCTCCCTGCCTTTTGACCTTCCAGCCCAGGCGCCGCGCAAGGCGTACATGAGACGGCACGATGTACTTGATCGCTGCTTCCGCCGTCTTCGTGGGGCCGGGTACACGAACGGCCCATGTCCCACTGTCGTCGTACCCGCACAGATAGGCGAGCATTGCCTTCCGCGAACCGAAGCCATAACTGTAATGCCTCCACCCTTCGGCGCGCAGAAGCCAAACCTTCCGGCGCTCGCTGGTTCCCGTGTCGATGATGCATAGACTCTTTCGCCCGTACCTACCAATGATCTCCGTCTCGCCACCACGCTTGACAATCTCCGAAACGAATCGTCGAAGATGCCTCTCTTGAGTTTTCATACCTGCCCTCCTTTCGGTCACAAGTCGTTGCGGGTCGCGTGCTCTACGAACACTTTGACCCAGTGCGAATAAAAAACAGAGAACACATCCTCCTCGTCAGCAGTCGCATCACGTCCGAATAGATGCTTGAAACAAGAACCGGCGTCGTCGGATGGATAGTGTTGATCGACCAGGCGACCGTTCGCCGACTCACGCCGCACATAGTCCACGACGTGGCGATCGGTATCGATCTCCGCGTAGTGCGCCGCGATTGCCATGATTAGTCGACTGATCTCGATCAGGACAGTCGACGCTGTCTGCTCCGATTCGCCCTCCAATCTGTAGACGAGATGCTTCCCGAAGTGACCGGGCAGGGCATGAATGAAGTTCTCGTGCCCGGTAGGTTTCAGCATCGTGTGGCCGTAGAGAAAGAGATGTCCTGATTCGAGAACGATCTCTACCTCCGTACAGATACCGTTCAGCTCCCGTTCGAGTCCTTTGATCTTCGTCATGGTCAGCCCTCTGTCGTCGCCGTGAGAAGATCGGAACCAAGCACGCGAACCAGTTCCCATGCTGCATCATTCGCGTCGTCGATGCGTTCCAGTGCCGTGCGCGCAGCGACCCGGATGTTCTTCGCGAACGCATCGGAATCGTACTCGCGAATGAACTGGCGCGCCTTGTTCAGCTGTTCCTTTGCCATAACAACTTGTTCGTACCTTGCCATGATCTGCCCCTTTCGGTTTTGGCCAGCGTCGCCGGCCTGGTTCACAGTTACCAAAATTCTACCACCTGGCACGGTACAAGTCCACCTGGTGTACGACGCGGCGTGTCACATGTGGGCCCGGCCCGGATCCGGCCGGTGGTTGGCATCTGAGAGAGGGTAGGGCGATCGCAGCGACTGTTAGTTCATCAGGTTCTCAGCCGGTGCTGAACCGTCGCCCACTTTGAAAGTTATGTATGCACCGGTCCCGTAGATCCCGGCGTCGCTGGCGCGAACGAATCTGATCTCGTGATCTCCGAACGCTCTACAAAAAAACATCGCGAGCATATCCATGACGGTCCCGTTGTCGTTCTGTTCCCATGCCAACATGAATTGTTCGCGCACATCACGAGGTGCCTGCAGTCGTGGCTGGCAACATGAAAAATCGGGGCAGCATCGATCGCCCAGATCGTCATGCCTGCTTTCTCCGTCTACCCAGCGAATCAGTTGTTCTGCTTCCTTCATCATGTAGCCCTCCTCTCGGCCCACAGGCCGATCAGTATTGCGTCTGCCATGTCCTGTTCTACCCTGATAAACCCGTATGGTGAAGCGAGAGAAGTCGCGAGGCGAACGATCGCTGCCTTGTGCGAATCTTGCCGTTTCTTTCGCATCTGATTCGCGAATCGCACGTACTTTCTCGCTACCTTTTCGTCAACGAAGTGCTTCGCTATTGATCGCAGTTCCTTCTCTTCAGGCCCGGCGCGGTCTGCCGTCAGACCGAAGTGAGATTGCCAAGTCGCGGGCCAGACTGTCTCGATGTCGAGTCTCTTCATGCGTGCAGCTATCTCCCACAGATGTCTGTGGTATGCCATGCGTTCGAGAGACTCTGCACCCATGGGACCTGGCCGCTGTTTCTCGATCATCACGCGCGTGATGTGGTAAAGCACTCTTGCGTTCTGAACCGTCTCTTGCGGGTCTGAAATCTCACGGTCACATCGAATCACGCCCGCTTCGAGAACCTGCTCACCGTCGACGATGGCCCACCCTGCGCGCTTGCCTGGGTCAATCGCGAGAATCATTTCATCTCCTCGCGCTCGCACATGTTCTCTGCTTCACTCTCCGACATAGGACTTGGCTTTCTCGGGTCCGGGCCGAGACCGAGCAGATACAGGTACCAGTGCCAGACCATGCAGGCCGGGCATGTGTAAGCGTCATACGGTCCGCCACCGCCACATGTGCAGGCCTGGTTGACGGCATTCTTGATTAAAAAGTCCTGGGCGCTGTCGAGCATCACGTCTCCTCTGCCAGGATGTGGTGTGCCTTACCCATTGCTTGCCTCCCTCCATCCGTCGCACGACTCGTGAACGTACCAGAGACAAGTGCCGAGTGTGTACTTCGTTCGGTTCATGTTCGTCCTCCGTTCTCTTCTTTCTGACCAGGTCGTTGTGCGTGCCACTTGCAGGCATCGTTCACGTCCCAGAACCATTCGAGAAAGACGGCGCAGTACCCTCGCGTGGTCAGACTTCCGTCTCTGTGCCGTATCGATCCACCCCAGTGCTGGAATCCGTCCGCTTCGGTATACATACCGAAGTGGACGCACTGATCGCAGGTCATGGTTTCACTCTCTCGAACCCGTACGCGATCAGGCGGGGGTTCTCCACCCATGTGTTCGGGAACCGATTGATCGAGTCCCAGAGATACTCGAACGCCTCGCGCGGTGTGGCGACTGGAGTCGGATCCACACCTTCGGCCAACGCGTCGCTCTCGCTGATGTCTTGCAGTCGCTGCGCTTGGGCTTGTCAGTCATCACGTCTCCTCTCTCCCCTGGCAATGGAAACCGGTCCTGTGGGTGGCGCTCCGCGGGCGCTTGAATCGCTTCGGGTCAGTCAGTGCCATCGGTCACCACCTTGAAAGTGTAGGCCACCACGGCGGGGTTACTGTTCCAGTCGTTGGGGGGCCCGTTGATCGAGTCCCACAGGAAGGCGAACAGTTCTGTCGGCTCATACAAGTCCGTTTGCTTGACGCCCTCGTCTAGCGCGTCTGTCTCGCTAATGTCCTGCAGCGGCTGCACGCGAACGTCGGTGATCTCCAGAAATATTCTTGCAGCCCTCTCTGGCATGAACAGGGGACTGCGCCATCGTGGCAATGGATCGCCGTCGCGCCATGGCTCCTTCACATAGGCCCTCTCCCCGACCCGGAACCTGGGCTTTGCGTGCAGCCTGCGAGTCTGCGTCTTGCGCCCGGTCAGGATGGCCCGCACCATGTCAGGCTTGAATAAAAAAGACTTCATGTCTCTCTCACATGATCACAGGGAACGACTCGGCGCCCTTTTTGTCTATTCTCTTCGATCGCTTCCAGACAAGAACGCGTCTGTTGACTCCTTTCCTCCTGGTGTTCCATGCTTTGATCAGAAGCGCCGCTTTCACTTCCGCGGGAGTTTTTGTCAGAGACCGCATGTCTTGGATCATGCGTTCACGAAACAGACCCTCCACATCGCCGAGTTCGATCCCGACGCCCGTGATGATCTTGCCAAAGAAATCTTCTGCGAGTTCATGGTCGATACTGTCGCAGATGTACCAGATCGCCGCAGTCATACTTTTCGAGAAACCGATCTGCCTGATCCGGTTCGCTCTCCTCATGAAGACGATCAGTTCCGGGTGTCTGTCAATATGCGCCACCACTTCCCGGTGTGAATAATTTGTTCCATGTTTCGGTTCTATGCTCTGCCCTGACTGCATGCGCATGTGATAGTGCGCAGCTGCTGCAAGCGATCGTGTGTCTTTCAAGCCGCGTTCGATCGCAAGCTGGTCTCCCGGTGTTCGCTGACAACGATCGTCTAGATTGTCGACACCCACAGCCAACACAGCTAGAACAGGACGTCCGCTTTTTATTATCGCGAGCAACCGATGCTGACCATCAATCAGTCTGTCGTCTGCGTCTAGCTTGATCGTGTCTCCGTTGATCGTCCATCTGCCCTCTGTCATCTCGCGCGCGTACTGGTCGACTCTCTTCTGTTTCACGGTGCGATTGCGGACCATCTTTGACAACATTTGTCTTGCTGCTTCCGGACCGATGGTGACAGGCATGAAAAAGGCGTTATCACCCACGACGAGAATGTCGTGCGGTGCCCTTATCTTCTCTATTGGTTCCATGCTATGCCCTCCTTCAATCAGTGGTTGACCTGACCCTGATCGTTATGAACGGTCGAAATGACGGCGGCCTCTCCCGTCTGTCGCTCTGCGCAACTGTATCGGCGATGCGCCTGAAGATCGCCGCAGCGTGCGCCTGCTTTTTCTTCAGATCCCGATCATCGTCGTCGCGTACGACGACGCTGTCGGAGATCATGTCAATGCAGTCAGCGGCCAACAAGAGATCGCTACTGTTCACAAAGTAACTTTTCATGTCTTGATCCTTTCACCACTCTCCGAACCCAGCGCCGGCGTGGGTGCACGGCGTAGGTTGCTTGCATCTGCAGCACTGGATCCAACAGTCTTCGCCCAGGTGGTCGAGTCTCTCTTTTGCGTTCGAGTACCTTGCGTGCCAGTGTGGAATTGATCGTTCCCACACGATGAAGCCTGATCGGTAGTTCTTCATCTTGCCCTTGCGATTTTTTACCAGTACCATTGACTACCCTCCTTTTTTCAACTTCCGGTTGATGGCCGCTGCCCTCGCGGCAGATTCCAGCCTAGGCAGAGAGTCTCTTGCCCTCCTCTCCCACTCTTCGCGCTCTCGCGCGATGTCTTCTTTCGTAGGTACATTGCGGGCGGCGCGCGCTGTGGTGGCGTCTTTTACCCATGACGCATTGAATCCCTGCCAACCGTCGGCGCACATCTTCTCGATTGCTGACTGCAGCGAGATGCCTGCCTTTTGTGCTTCTCGCGCTATGCCCCTGATGGCCGTCTCGGTAATCGCAGCGCGCTTGCCCTTGCGCAGCTGAACGAAGTCTCTCGCGACCTGTTCGTCGACTCCATGTCGAACCAAAAGGTCGACCTGGGACTGTGGCCGACCTGGTTTCTTTGGGTCCGTCTTTCGCTTCTTAGAAGTTGACAGAATATGATCAGCCGGCGCAGCCGGCGCGGGTTTGGTTATATTACTTTTAAGATCTACTTCTACTTCTACTTCTTGCTTCGAACATTGTGCGAACTTTTTTGTGTAAGTATCCTGATGTTTCAATAGACTAGGGATTTTGATTTCAATAACGTCTTCATTTGTTTCTGCGAACAAAACGCGAATGTTCTCAAGATAAACGAAGAACAAAACGAGTTTCTTCCGCTTTACTCCGTACCGACGGCACAGTTCCCACAGTCCGAAGTGGGCCACCGGAACCGGATCGCTGCCGTCGAATCTCTCTGCAACCTGAGCAACCAGATCCCAGTAGACACCGATGCCCCACATTCCCCACTTGATCCTAATCTTCACGAGTTTTTCATTGTTCCGGGCGTTCGACATGTGCTTGAACCAGCGCATGAAGGCTCTCCCAGTAAAACCAGCGCCCCCAGGTGGTTCGTGATAACCGGCGAAGGTTTACCACCTGGGAGACGCTGTAGAATTCTAGTTTCCGATGATGCCAATTACCACGATTCAGTCTCGGTACCAGAGACGGGGGAAGAAATCAAGGAAAAAGATCAGCTCTCGCTGGTCGTGTTCTCCATGGCTTTTTCAGGAATGCCTTTTCTCATGACTTCTTGAATGATTTTTTCGATGACTCCCTTCGGTACTCTGACCGCGGTTGCAGACATCTTCTCTTCGTCGTCGTCTTCGTTGTCTTTCTCGTATACCTCGATCAGGTCTTGCTCTCGATGGTACCTGAAGTTCGGCGCTTGAGTTTTCATAGTTTCTTCCCACAGCTTATTCATCGGCGTCCACAACCGATCGAACTCACTGAGACGATGAAGTTCGAGTTTCAATTTCAATTCGTTCAGTGTTTTCGTCAGTTCTCTGTGTTGATTTGCCAACTTCAGGCCCTTCTCTACGATGGGATCCTCTTCGCGCACGATCTCCATGAACGTCTGCATACACTTCTTTTCACCATCGGTCTCGAATACGAGGTACGTCTTCCCGTCTTCTCTCTTCTCGGTTTTCATGTCTGTCCTCTCTTTCAGCGGTTATTGTTTCGATCATCAAACAATGATCGGTACTGCATGCCTGTCTGCCCACTCTTCGACGTGTCGTCTGATGTGGCCCATTGATTCGAGTTTCCAACCAGTGCCCTCGCACTCGACTAGAACACACTGCGGAAGTTCGCCCTCCTCTCTCTGCCGCATACGGAACAGAAACTGCGAAGTCGCCTGCTGTACCTCAGGGAAGGAACGAACCGGTGCCAATGTTATGATCGGATCGACCTTGACCTGATTCACGCGGGCGACTCCGCTTTTTACTGTGACCACTTGGGAGATGCCGTCGTCCACTGCTGTCGTGATCTTCTCATCGCGTACGTTGCCTATGAGGTCGATCAATTTCTGCCTGTTGTCGTCGTCGACGAACTGAGTCGCGAGAAAAATAATCATGTCCTGCAGTTCGCGCCATCGCTGAAACTCTGGGTCACGACTCGGGCACACCGCGACTGCCAGGGTGTCTCTGCTCTTGCGTACTGGATCCAGCTTCGTCACCAGGTCAACCCTCGATGGACCGACAACGTGGATCAAGAGATTGTTCGCGTACTGCGGTAGGAATTCCGCAGTCGCGATCGACAACAGTCCGTTTAGGGTGTCAACGTGCAGAGTGACGCTCTCAGGAATATCGACCCGTTCGATTCTACCATCGACGTACTTCACGCCGTCGATGTCATGGAATTCAGTCTTTCCCAGCGAGAGAATCTTTTCGATTGCTTCTGCGATCATGAGGTACCTCTTTTCCCAGTTCGTACAGTACCGGGCCCTCTCCGGTCTGTTCGGTTTTTGGTTCCTTCTTGGCCAGGTCGTCGAAC